TATAGCGGCTGCTCTTGATATTGTTTCAGATGAAACAACTTGTAGAAATGAATATGGACAAGTTTTAAATATTAATTCTAATGATGAAAATATTAGAAAAGTATTACATAATTTATTTTATGATGTTTTAAATATAGAATTTAATCTTTCTACATGGGTTAGGAATATGTGTAAGTATGGTGATTTTTATTTAAAATTAGAAGTATCAGAAAAATTTGGAGTATATAATGTTATTCCTTTATCAGTTTATGAAGTAGTAAGAGAAGAAGGAACCGATCCTGAAAATCCTTCTTATACTCGTTTTACAATGGACCCAAATGGTTTAGCTAGTGGTGCTACAAATACAATTAGAAGAGATCAATTCCAATTAGAAAACTACGAAGTAGCACATTTTAGACTACTTACAGATTCTAATTATCTTCCTTATGGTAGAGCTTATTTAGAACCTGCTCGTAAAGTATTTAAACAATTAATGTTAATGGAGGACGCTATGTTAATTCATAGAATTATGAGAGCACCAGAAAAAAGAACATTTTACATTAATGTAGGAGCTATACCACCAGAACAAGTAGAACAGTTTATGAAAGAAACTGTTAATAAAATGAAAAAAACACCATATATAGATCAAGCAACAGGTGATTATAATTTAAAATACAATATGCAAAATATTACTGAAGATTTTTATATCCCAGTAAGAGGTAATGATAATTCAACTCGTATTGAAACAACAAAAGGTTTAGAGTATGATGGTACAGGTGATGTTGAATACTTAAAAAATAAAATGATGGCTGCTTTAAAAATACCTAAACCATTTTTAGGATATGAAGAAGGAGTAGAAGGAAAATCAACACTAGCAGGTATGGATGTTCGTTTTGCAAGAACAGTAGAACGTGTACAAAGAATAATAGAATCAGAATTAACTAAAATTGCATTAGTACACCTTTATTCACAAGGATTTGATGATGAAGCTTTAGTTGATTTTTCTTTAGAATTAACTACACCATCAGTAATTTATGAACAAGAAAAAGTAGAATTATTTACAGCTAAAACTACAGTTGCTGGAGATATGATTGAAAAAGGATTATTTTCAAAAGATTGGGTTTATGAAAATGTATTTGGTTTATCTAATGATGAATATATTAAAGAAAAAGATCAACAAGTTATAGATGCAATGCATAGTTTTAGAATAGCTCAAATTGAAAATGAAGGAAATGACCCTACCGAATCAGGTTTATCTTATGGTACTCCTCATGATTTAGCTTCATTATATGGTAATAAAAGAGATAAAGCAGTTGGACCTGCTCAAGTACCTACAGGTTATGATGAAAAAGAACCAGGTAGACCTGTAGAAAAACCAAAAAATTATGGATCAGACAAAGGTAATTTTAGTAGAGATCCATTAGGTAAAAAAGATTTAACACCAGATAAACAAGAAAAACAATCAGATGGTAATAAAGTTTCTACTTTTGAAATTAAAAATATTAAACAATCTTTGCAAAAATTAAAAACAAAGAAAAAAATATTAAAAGAAGAAGAAGAAACTGGCCTTTTATCTGAAAAAAACATTAAGTCTTAAGAATAAACATATATTTATATCCAGATAAATTGCAATTTAAATGAAAGTGAAACACTCCAAGTATAAAAATACTGGAATATTGTTTGAGCTCTTAACGAGACAATTAACATCGGATACTATTTCCAATAGTACTCCTAAGGCTTTATCCATTATTAAAAAATATTTCAGCGGTAATTCTACTCTTTTACAAGAGTATAAAATTTATCATACTTTTATAAATAAAAAGTTTAAAAAGGAAAGTAACGCTACTTTATTAATTAATACATTAATAGAAGCACATAATAAATTAAATAAAAGTCAATTAAAAAAAGAAAAATATAATTTAATTAAAGAAATAAAAGATACTTATGATATTAATAATTTCTTTAAAGCTAAAATTTCTAACTATAAAATAATGGCATCTATTTTTAATTTATTAGAAAATAAAGATTCTTCTCCTTTATCTATGGTTAATTCTAAAGTAACATTATTAGAATACATCACAGAAACTAAACCAAAACAAAAAACAAACACAGTTTTAGAAAATTATAATAAACAAGATAAAGATACTAGATTACTTGCTTATAAAGTTTTACTTGAAAAGTTTAACAATAAATATAAAGGTTTAGGTGATAATCAAAAAACATTATTAAAAGAATATGTTAATAGTGTTACTAATAGTCCTGTTCTTAAAGTTTACATAAATGAGGAGATAAAAAATGTAAAAAAACAACTTTTATCATATTCTAAAAAAGTTGAAGATAAAGCAGTATCTGTTAAATTAAATGAAACAAAAAACATGATTAAAACATTAGATAAAAAATCATCTGTAAATGATGATAATGTTATTAATTTGTTAAATTATTATGAACTTGTAAATGAATTAAAAACAATCCATGGATAAAAAATTTAACATACACAACTGGCAAGCTAAACAAAGAAAAAAACTCTTTGAAAATATAGGTGAACACCATGCTGGTGAATATGAACCTGATTTTTTAAAACAAACTGTAAATACATTTTTAGATAAATTAAAGAAAAAAACAAACGAAGGACCTGATTATAAAACAGTAGAAAAAATAATGGAAAAACATTTTTCTGCTAAAAAAACAGATGAAGCAAGTATGATGGGAACAGGAACTTCTTTTCAAGCAGGATCAGGTATGGGTCATTTTGGAAAGAAAAAAGAAAAAAAATAAATAATATGCTTTTAACAGAATATAGACCCTTTCACGTAGATAAACAATTAATAGAAGCTTCTATTAAAAGAAATGAACCTTTAATAGTTTCAGGTAAACTTCAAGCAGCTAACCAAAAAAATCAAAATGAAAGAGTTTATCCAAAAGATATTTTAGCTAGAGAAATTAAAAAATATACAGAAGGTCCTATAAAAGAAAGAAGAGCACTAGGAGAATTAGATCATCCAGAATCCTCTGTTATTAATTTACAAAATGTATCTCATAATGTATTAAAATGTTGGTGGGAAGGAGATGATGTTATGGGAGATGTTGAAATATTACCAACACCTGCAGGAAATATATTAAAAGCATTATTTGGGTCAGGTATAACAATAGGTATTAGTTCTCGAGGAATGGGTTCAGTATCAGATAATATATCTGAAGGCACAGTAGAAGTACAAGATGATTATGATTTACTATGTTTTGATTTTGTTAGTACTCCTTCAACACACGGTGCTTTTTTATTCCCAGAAGGTAAAGCTTTACAAGAAGGTAAAATACAATTACCTAAATACAAATATACAAATGTAAATAATATAATTAGAGACATTATCTGTGATAATACGGGTATGTGTAAATGTTAAAATTATGAAAAAACCATTAAATGAAAGATTCCAACAATTAGCAGGTATTAAACCATTATATGAGTTTGAAGCTGAAACACCTATGGCGATGGAAGACTTATATTTAAAAGTTCAAAATGATATGAAGGATATTCATAGTATGGATGTACCTATGGATGTAATAAAAAATTGGGCAGACAATTATCATTACCCATACTCATCATGGGATGATGAATTAGATGAACCAGGACCTAAGGTTCCAGCCTTTAATACTGAAGAAAGGTTAGACTTCCTTGAATATTTAAAAGAAAAAGGACTAACAGAATTAGAAGATTCCCCAACTGATAAGTTGTTAGCAATCAGTTTAACTGATGAAGAAAGAGACTACGCAGGTGATGTGCTTATGAAAATGCATAAACGATTAAACCCTACTCTTGATATAGAAAAATCAAAAGAAATATTGGATTTTACTATAGCAACACTACAAGAAATGTATTAAAATTATGAAAAAATTTAACTACATAGATTGGGTAATTAAAAACAAATATAGTAAAACCCTAAAAGAAAACTTAAAAGAAGAAATGTCACTAGAAGATGTTTATGTTTTTGCACAACAACAAATGAAAGACATATATAATCTTGATATACCCATGGATATAGTAAAACAATGGGCAGA